GCCTGTAGTTGCGTAAAGCATCAAGGCCAGGCTTAGTCTTTGGGTCAAACCAGCAGCGCGGAAGCAAGCGCCTGACAGCCTGGATACCGTCAGCTACCGACAACCGCGGCGCAACAGTTATATTTAGTCCTGCCTCCATGAGTACTTCTTTGCGCGATCTTCCCGTGCCAAGCTCTCTAACTTCAACGTCATGCGGTAAGAACTGCTCCCACCTCGCATAGTCATTGTCTTGCAGCCAGCGTACATACCAGTCCAAACCTTGTCCGTGGTTCTCGATGCAGTCAATAAGCCGCACTTCTTTGCCAACCAGTTGAGCCACCCACAAACAAGTAGAATCGCCCATACCCAAATCCCAAGCAACAAAAGACCTACAAAGATCATCGCGCTCAATACGGGTGATATGGCCTTTTTCCTCGATAGTATTGATGATCTGACCATAGTAGCTACCCTCTACCGCAGCGTTAAATGAACATTCGAACTCTTGATTGTACTTATCGTCGCCCATCTCTTTACGGGCAGAGTTAAGCTCAGACTCAGCCAAGATGTTAGTCTCGCTGGCCTTAAACTCCAGCAAAGTCCAATCCTCTGTTTCTTCTGCTCTGTCTCTTAGGTCAGCAAAGTGGTTTCGCCCTTTAGGAGTACCCACGAACATACACCAGCCAAGACGATCAGCGAGAGCTGGCCTGATAATTTCATTCCAAATCTTCGGGTCTTGATCTCCGATCTCATCCAATATAACTCCATCGAAGTACTGACCACGCAAGCTATCAGGATTGTCGCTACCATAAAGACTAATGCGGCGTCCCCAGAAGTCAGCCCGCAATTCAGAAATGTTGTGAGTTGCATCTAGTGGCCTTGTGAATTTAGTTAGATAGTCCCACGCTACTCGTTTGGCTTGACCATAGGTAGGAGCTATGTAAGCGAACCTTGGCTCTTCTTTGCCACACTCGATAGCAGACTTGATGAGATGATTGATAGCCGCTACAGTCTTACCCATGCGTCTGTGGGCAACTACGACACAAAACCTAGTGCCATCCATAGCCTCGTGCATCTGCAACTGAGGCGTTCTAGGCTGATACGGAATGACTATTTCTGCCATGTGACCACGTGCTGTTGCGCTCCACCGTCTGCGCCTGTTACCTCAGTCCTAGCCAATTTAGGTATATGGTACTCACTGAGCTTGTTCATCAAGTCTAGTGCCTTATACGGGTCGTCTTGCGCTACTTCATTGAGCCATCTGTCCATGTTGCCAGCATTGCGCTCTAATAGATTAGCAATAGCCTCTCGGACTATTTGCGTTGACTTGTTAGGTACTCCCTTAGGTCTACCAGGGCCAGCAGTGCCATCGCCTACTTTCCAGTTACTTGCAGTTTCTTTTACTTTTTCTGTTTCCATTTTTGCATTACCTTTCAGGTGTCATGCTATTACTTTTTAGACTTCTTCTTTTTCTCTGGCAAGTTTACTGTTTGCTGTGCTGTTCCAAGTAAACTCAATGGAACTCCTGCCGCTAGTAAATCAGATTCACTTGCTCTTGCAGGATCAAATGCTGCAAATCTTGATCGTAACAATGACGGGTCTTGTATAGATGTAATGTTACTTTTTTGTGATTTATAAAGTTTTTCTAAGTAATCTCTGGCTTCTGTAAATTGCTTTCCAGAAATATTAGACCAATTTTCATTTGGGTATACACCATATTTATTTTGCAAATATTCTTTAGCTCTATATATATGGCTATTAGGGCCAGCGTCTTTTACATTCTGGATCACAATCCCCTTCCCACCTAGCTCATTCGCAAGCATCCCCAATTCATCAGTAGTTGTTGCTGAATTTTTATCTAACCCTAAATCTTCCAATGAATATTTTTTATTCTTTTGTTTAAAACTTAATAAATTGGTATCTATATCAGCCCAATTTTTGCCACGGGCATTTGTTTTTAACAAATCTTTATCTTTTAAAACTAATGGCATTATATTGCCACCAGGAGTACTTATTCCAGAAACATACGTTTCCGCAATTATTGGGTTGTTAGTTACAAAAGCACCTGCACCTGCTGTTTTTCCTTTACCTTGCACATTCATACTTTGTATATCGGCATTTGTTCCGTGATACACAGGATTTTCTAAATTGAATCCCATCGCCTTAGCTCTATCCATTGGCGTATTATCAGGAGGCAGACCAAGTCCACCTTTCTTAACTGGCAAAGCAGCATTTTTTTGAGCTAAGTCCAAAGCAGCTTGTTGCGGAGCATTAATTAACCCTGTAGGCTTTATGCTTCCCTGAAACTGGCTTAAATCCATTATCTTTTGATAATACGGCGTCTGCGTATAGTCACCACCAGCAGCTTGAGCTTGTGCAAACTGTGCTTCTTCCTCCTTAGTCGGGAAGTATCTGGTCGTAGCCTCTTGTGCGAATTGCTGTGGATTACTAGCCAGCAGACCAAAACCACGCTTAGTTGTCTGATATTGCTGCTTTGCTGCCTCAATAACGCTATCTAGTAATCCCATAACAATCCTTAATAATACGTATCGTATACATCTGGTCTATTCTGCCGTATCCATGCCCTACTATCTTCATGACATTTAGCAAAGTCATTGCCTACTGTCTGACTTCCTGCATGATGCACATAACCTCTGCTTACCCAATGCGTAAAACCAGCCTTAGTCATGTCATCACAGATAATGTTATCAGAATACCAGTTTACGCTTGGAAACTTAGCTGCTTGCCAGGCTTCCTTTGATACCGCTGCGAATATTGGCGCAATAGTCTGTGCCTTCTTTATAAATCCCTCACTGCGATAGCGTAAACCTACAAAGTCATCATCGACAATAGGATAACGTATATTCTGCTCAGGCAATACAAAGTCAGACCTAGTACCCAAGAAGCCAACCTTATACCCTGCGTTCTTGAGCAAATCCCAATCTACTGCCATTTTGGTAATAGTGCTAGGTGTAGGTACTACGTCATCATTAGCCAGGATCACAGAATCATATCCCTGAGCAAACGCATAGTCTGTAGCTACATTGTAGGCATCACCAAAGTTAGACTCCATGTTCGGAATCATCTTTATGTGCTTGCCGAAACATTTAGGCGTATTGCAGCTTATGTACACTGGTATGTGAGGCGCGTAGACCTCTAAAGCAGTTACCAGTACCGTCAAGCCAACATTCCCTGTACTACATATCACGATTGCTTGCATAAGCCCCAGAAGTAAAGATCAGCAGGTGAGTCATTAGTCGAGAATTCGTATTGCTCAAACTTGCTTAAATCGCACTTATCTCTAAAGTCTTGCTCTGTTAAGTTAAGATAATAATCGCCAAGAAAAGGATTGTCAGCCCTGCTAGTCCTGCTGGTTCCATGCTCAGGCCTCCCAGTAGTAGCGCAACTAAAAAATACTAATCCGTTAGCCATTCTGACCATATTCTCAAAGGTTTTAACCCATTGTTCGTTATGCTCAAAACATTCACAGCTTGCCACTACATCGAAGTAGCTTTCAGGAAATACTAAATCCTCTCCCCTGGCTACAACGTCAACTCCACGACCCTCTCCAACGTCCACGCCAATATAGCTAGTAGTATCAAAAAAGGTACGAATAGAGCCATTGATGTCAAGAGAGCCAATTTCTAATACCTTTTTGTCGGTAAAGTAATCAGGGAATCTAGCCTTTACACCTGCAACGAAATCTAGCTGGCTTTGATGGCTCACCACTTCACCTTATTGGCCCAAAACGCAGCAGACATCTTGCCCTTGGCGATATTCTTAGCATGACGAGCCTTAAATGCCTCATTGCGCTTTGAACCGTCAGGGCTACCTGTAGCACCTTGCTGGCCAAACCTAATCAACTTAACCTCATCACCCTCTTTAGCCAATACCACGTGGCTTTTAGTAGGGTGGCTAGGTGTCTTTTTAGGTTTGTTATAGCCAGCAAACTCCTCTTTGCCTCGCTTAATCATTTCTTTTTCTTTGCAGTCTTAGCCGATTCTTTGAAATCAGCTTTAGTCGGAGCGCCTTTAGCACCTACCTTACGCATCTTTTCGCCTGATCCTTCAGCGATACGCTTGCGTTTTGCGTTAATGTTTGCGTAAAGTCCTGGCTTCATTTCTTCTTCGCCTTGTTAGTAGCTGTACGCGAGCCACGCTTAGGCATAGCAACCATAATCGCTACAGTTACACCTTTTTTGCCATTTTTACCGGAATGCTCCATGCTTTCTTCTTTTTCTTCCCTCATGCAACCCTTACCGCCCTTGCACTCACCACCCTTGCATTTAGGACAAGATTTCATGCCTTTCATTTTTTCCCCTTTTTCGTTTTCTTAGCAACACTTAAAGCTATTGCGACTGCCTGTTTCTGAGACTTAACAACAGGGCCACCCTTACCCGAATGTAATGTTCCACCCTTAAACTCTTTCATTACTGAGCTAACCTTTTTCTCAGCCTTCGTCTTTTTCATTTAGCAGCCCCTTAACTTGTATAAGTAAGTCAATCTCTGTTATCTGGTACTTACGCTCAAACGCTTTGCGACCCATGCCGTGATAGCCAGTGTTACCCCTGTGATGCTCAGGGCATAGCGGAATAGCGTCATAATGACCACTCCTAACACCCATACCTAGCCCTATACCACGAACATGATGGATTTCAACTCCACCATCGCCAGAATAACCCAATAACTTGCATATAGGGCAAGGAAGTTGCGCAACTCTATTTAAATACTTTTTTTCTGCGTTATTCACAAATGCTTCCAAGTTTGGTTGTATCTAATTTTTTCTACGCAACCTCTTGAAACATTAAACTTTTTTGACAGTAAATCTAAAGATACATCAGAATATTTAATTTCTTTTGCTTGCCAATTTTTTAACTTTGAAGTTCCAATTTTTTCACCAAACTGCCAAGTACCATGCAACAATTTGTCTGCATGATTGTTCTTCCTAGTATCCCATCTTAAATTTTCAGCTTTATTATCTTTTCTGTCACCATTGTTATGGCAACACTCCATACCATCTGGCTGCAATCCGATAAAAGCCTCGATAACTAATCTATGTACTAAATATTGCTTTCTACTATCTTTTGTAGTTAAGTTGACAACATCATATCCATTTTTGTGGTTTATTTTTTTTAATACTTTATTGCCACCATAATTTCTTTCACCAAAACTCGTAACTCCCTTACGAGTCTTTGAGCGTATGTCACCTAAATTTGATACTTCATAATAATTTTCTAATCCAACTACATTTTTCCAAATTTCATTTATCATAAAAATATCCCAAACTAAAACAAATTATACATCCCAAATCTGCCACTTTTGCAAGATATTTCTTCTCGTCCTTAGTCATCAATATCGTCTATAAGACGCTGTAGATATACAGCTAAATCCATTGCTTCCTCTTGCGCGTGAATAAGCCATTGCTTTGCAGATAAGTCTGTACGCTCTGTGCTAACACCGTACTTCATCATGCCGAACTCAGCTCGATCTGCTAACTTCTGCCTGACTGCCTGAACATTCTTATCCATTACATAGTCCTTTTATCTATACTTCGATTAGAAGCTTCCTGCGTTCTGTAAACATCAACTCTAGCTTGTGCCGCAATGAGCATCCAGCGAAGCCTCTCAGCTTCCTCTACAGCTTCCCTCAATCCTTCTAATACAGCCTGGTACTCTGGATGAGCGTAAGCGTCTGCTTCTTTCTCTGCCATTGTTGTACGTGGGCTTGATTGGAAACAAATAGCTTTCTTAGTCTTGCGGTACTCAGTCAAGTAAGTAACTTGAGCTTTAGCTTTAGCATAAGCCTGTGAGTGCTTGATTATGTAGTCTATTGCTTCATTGGGATTTATCATATTTGCACGTATAAGTTAGAAACATCATCTAAAGCTCCTGCGTTTTTAAATACATAGTCAATAGCTTTTGATAATTGCTTTCTTGTTATTGATAGCTGTAGATTATCGACAGTAACTAATCCATCGCCTATGCTTTTAAGATCGTCGCCAGATAATCCCCATCTGCCAGTATTTAAGAATCTCTCTCGCACATTAACAATTGCTTTTAAACTATCCATTAGCAAGTAATACTCAGGGTCAAAGTTTGCCTGGTATGCAGCCACTAACCCGACGTTTAATCTAGCTGTGATCGTATTCCAGCCTATCTCGTCGCCTACACCTTCGCGGAACTTCATTAACTCGGTATGCGGTACTAGCTGCAATGTTTGCTCACTCTGTGCATTGTGTCGGATCGTCATTGGCAAGATGTTCCTACGTGGTACATGCTTCTTACGTGGCTTTTTATTATTTGCCATTGGTATGCTCTAAGACAGCCAGAATTGCTTGCTCTGGGCTAGTGACAACCTCAACTTGTCCTTTCCACATCTTATGAAAGATTACCTGCTGCGCTGTCAACTTACGCTCTGACTCAGGCTTTCTACCGTCCTTGATCTCCATCAAGATATTTAGTCCCTTGTAGCCGACTAAAATGTCTGGGCAGCCTTCACCGACGTTATGCAAATGTTGTACTGTGTAACCTTCCTTACGTAAGCAATTGACAATGTGCTTTTGATTTACGTCAACTCTAGCAGCTCTCATTCATCCCACCTCTCACGCAGCTTTATTAAAAAGGAACAGATACTGCAATAAAAGTTTGAAAATCATCATTACCATTTTTTTCATCAATTTCTTTTGCTACGTTATAAAGATTATCCATTCCTTGAGTTTTAAAAATATAATCCACTAATATACTAATATTATCAAATTGTTTTTCATTCATAATTTCTAATCTATCAATTTGTTTATCAAGTGATTCAACTAATGTTATTAATGCCCTATTTTCTAACTCATTGTGTTTCATTTCCAATCTCCTTGTAGACCTCTGTTTTTACGTTCCCATTGTTCAGCAGAATCCTTCCTTAACCTGTCCGCTGATTCCTGGCCTCTTTTCTTTGCTACTGCTTGCAGGTATTCCATTGCCTTGTTTCTGTCTTGCACTCGCCACTTGATAACTTGTCTGACTTCACATCTATGGCGTTCTTCTTCAAAAAACTCATGCACCTCTAAACCGTCCTTTATTATCAAAGTCACTCGGAAAACCCTGCCATTTCTCAATAAACTGGCTGCTTTCAAAGTGAAACCACATGTGATACCACTCAGTAGACTCTCCGTTACGCTGCTTTTCGTTCATTAAAATCATGTCAGGCGCAGACATATCTG